ACAGGGTAGAAGGGATGCTTGAGCTTTTGCCCGCTTTGGGTAAGGCAATCAGCTTGGCATTCAAAGGTGAGTTTAAAGAAGCAGGCAAAGTTGCGGCAGATGCCGTAGGCAAAGTCACGCTTGGTGTTGAAGGTGTAACCGACAAGATTGGTGATGCGGTAGATTCCGTTAAGGCGTTTGGACAATCTTTGGTAGACGCAGGTAAGGAAGGCGCACGTGTTGCAAACTTGATAAACGAAGTAGAGGATGCCGAGCGTGAACTTATCAAGCAACGTGCAGCAACAAACAAACAAATACAAGAGGCTCGCTTCATTGCCGATGACCTTACCAAAAGCGTAGAGGAGCGCATTGATGCCGTAATGCGTGCGGGCAAACTTGAGGAGGAGGTTGCCGCAAAAGAATTAGCAACCCAACGAAAGCGAGCGCAAGCCCTCAAGGCACAGGCCGCAATATCCGAAAGCAACGAGGAGACGCTAAACAACATTGCAGAAGCCGAAGCCCGTGTATCAGAGCTTGAAACTGCGAGCATCGCAAGGCGCAGACGCTTGGGTAATGAAATTAAAGGGCTACGCAAAGAGCAACAAGATGCTACTGATGCAGCCATCAAAAAAGAGCAGGAATTACTTGCCATAGTAGACCAAGCCAATAAGGACTTTCTACTTCAGCAGGGAGCATTGCTTGACCAAGCGTATGAGATGCTCAAGAGCGACCAACAACGTGAGGTGCAAGCCGTACAGGAGAAATACTTTAAGCTACTTGAGCTTGAGGAGTTGTCAGGTGCGGAGCGTGCTGCGCTAACCGAAAAGCAAGAGGCGGAGATAGCCGCAATCAACGGCAAGTATGCCCAAGCTCGTATAGACCAAGAGAAGAGCGTACAGGCCGCCAAAGCAGCAGAAATCAACGCTACGATTGATATGGTGCAAGGTGCGCTTGGCTCTTTGTTTGAAGATAGCAAAGCCGTAGCCACCGCTAACGTACTTGTGGATTCTGCGCAAGCAGCAGTCGGTATCTTCAAAAGCAGCACCTCACTCCCCGAACCTATTGCAAGCATCAACAGGGGAGTGCAGTTGGCTGCACTTGCTGCTACCACATTTGCATCTATTCGCAAGATTAACCAAGCTCAACCTGACGGAGGTGGTAGTGCAACGCCTGTGCAGGTTACAACGCCAACAGTCCCTTCACAGGCTCCGCAGTTCAACATCGTAGGACAGGGTGGACTGAACCAACTTGCCGAAAGCATCGGAGGGCAGTTTCAGCAGCCCATCCGTGCCTACGTGGTAGGGCAAGATGTAACCACATCGCAACAATTACAACGTCAACGCATACGCACCGCAACATTCGGCTAATGAAACTGATTGAACTTATACTTGATGAAGCAATGGCCCTAACAGGCATTGACGCTATTTCCCTCGTTGAGCATCCCGCCATTGAGGAGGACTTCATCGCCCTCAACACCCAACGTGTAGAGTTTGCAACTCAAAGCGAAGAAAAGCGCATCCTGATGGGAGCAGCACTCGTGCCAAACAAACCCATCTTCCGTATGGAAGGAGAAAACGAGTTCTACGTTTACTTCAGCGAAGCCACCATCCGCAAAGCTTCTGAATTGTTTTTTCAAAAGGCCAAGCAGAACAACGCTACCCTTGAACACGAGGTAGGCATCAACGGCCTCACGGTAGTTGAGTCTTGGATTATTGAGGATGAGACCCACGATAAGAGCCGCAAGTACGGGATGGAGTTGCCTGTTGGCACGTGGATGGTTTCTATGAAGGTCAATAACCCCGAAATATGGGATGGCTTCGTAAAGACAGGAAAGGTCAAGGGCTTTAGCATTGAGGGGTACTTCGTAGACAAGATGCACTTCAGCAAGCAGGAGCTTGAGCAGATTGAGGAGCAAGAAGCGGCTTTGCTGCTTTCGCAAATCGTAGCCATCATCAAAAAGGATGGACGCAAGAAAAGCGGAACCCGCACGGAACTTGAATCCTACTCGGACTACCCACAGGCCGTAAGCAACAACGCCAAGCGAGGCATTGAGCTAAACGAGAAAAACGGCAACAAGTGCGCTACGCCTGTTGGCAAGGTGCGTGCGCAGCAACTCGCACAAGGCAAGCCCGTGAGCGTAGAGACAATCACCCGTATGTACTCGTACCTATCAAGAGCCGAAGAATACTACGATGAAGGCGATTCACAAGCCTGCGGCACTATCTCTTACCTGCTATGGGGAGGATTGGCTGCAAAGCGTTGGGCAGAGAGCAAACTTAAAGAACTTGGTAAATTATGATGCGTCCACAACGCCTACCCGTAGCCTCACCAAGAGGCGGTAACAGGGGATGCCTGTGCAAGGACAACACCTACTCACGCAAATGTTGTGATGGGTCGCTTGCTGCTCAAGGCATAGGTTCGCTCGTGGGTCAAGGCACAAGCGTCAAGATACGAGGCGAGGAATGGCAGACCATCAACACCCGATGGGAGGCTACCAATACGCTTTGGCAGGACTTGTAAAAATGTAACAATTAACCAACCCCTTTTTATTTAGTTAGATATGAAAGCAAATAATATCCTTAACCGCATCCTTGCCGAACTGTCTTCCATTCGTGAAGTAAAGTTTGAGCAAATGACGCTTGAGAACGGAGCCGTTCTTGAAGCTGAAGTATTTGAAGCAGGAAACGAAGTATTCATCGTAAGTGGTGAAGACCGAGTTGCTGCTCCTGTTGGCGAACACCTTTTGTCTGATGGCCGTGTATTGGTCATCACGGAAGAAGGCGTTATCGCTGAAATTAAAGAAGCTGCTGCCGAAGCTGAAGTAGAGGTAGAAGTTGAAGCTCCCGAAGCAGAGGTAGAACTCGCAGAGGTAGAAGTAAAAGAAGAAGCTCCCGCTATTGCGGCTGTCGTGGAGAAAGTCCTTGAGCAGATTGCAATGATGCGTGAGGAGATGAAAGCAATGCGTGAGGAGATGGGCGGCTACGCCAAGAAGGAGGAGATGTCGGCTATCAAGGCTGAATTGTCTGCTGAACCTGCTGCCAAGCCCATCAAGCACAATCCCGAAACAAAGCAAGCCAACAAGGTTGAGTTCAAGCGTCCCGCAAAAACCCTTGACCGAGTCCTTGCACGTCTTAACAATTAAAATTCAAATTTAGAAAATGGCTACGGTTACTTCTATCACTACTAACTACGCAGGTCAATTTGCGAGTAAGTACATCTCTGCTGCTCTTTTGAGCGCAGACACGCTTGACAAGGGTCTCATCGAAATCCTTCCAAACGTAAACTTCAAAACCACCCTTCAAAAAGTTGCTACTGACGGAATCGTCAAGGACGCTACCTGTGATTTTGATGCCACTTCAACTTTGACTTTGACTGACCGAGTTCTTGAGGTTGAACCATTCCAAGTTAACCTTCAGCTTTGCAAGAAGGACTACTACGATTCTTGGATTGGTGGTCAAATGGGCTTCTCTGCCTACGATAGCATCCCTGCTTCTTTTGCTGACTTCTTGATTGCTCACGTAGCCGCCAAGACTGCCCAAAAGATTGAGCAGAACATTTGGAACGGAAACGCTGCTTCAGCAGGTGAGTTCTCAGGTCTTATCTCTTTGATGACTGCTGACGCTGACGTTGTAGACGTAACTGCTACCACTGTGACTGCTTCTAACGTCATCACCGAGCTTGGCAAGGTAATGGACGCTATCCCTGCTGCCCTTTACGGCAAGGAGGACTTGACCATCTACGTGCCACAAAACGTGGCTAAGGCTTACGTTCGTGCGCTTGGTGGCTTCGGAACTTCAGGTCTTGGTGCTAATGGTCTTGACAACAAAGGCACTATGTGGTACGGCAACGGAGACTTGTTCTTTGATGGTGTTCGTGTTGCTATGGTCAACGGACTTCCTTCTAACAAGATGGTCGCTGCTCAAACTTCAAACCTTTTCTTCGGAACAGGACTGTTGAACGAGCGCAACGAAGTACGTGTCCTTGATATGGCTGACCTTGATGGTTCGGACAACATCCGTGTAATCCTGCGCTTCTTTGCAGGTGTACAGTACGGCATCGGTTCTGACGTAGTTCTCTACTCTTAATCCGACCTAATGTAAATCAAGAGGGGGCTTGGGCATTGCCCTCGCCCTCTTTTTTTAATTCTAATAAAACAACAAACAATGGCTTGTGATATTACTTTAGGCAGGGCGATTCCCTGTAAAGACGTTGTCGGAGGCATCAAA